CTCCCGGGAAAACCCCGGGAGTGTTTTTGTTATTTAAGAAGTTTGTTTACTGCATTCTGCACTTCTGTGTAATTGTAGCCAGCTGATTCCAGACGGTCTCGTCTATCCTGTCCGTTTCCCCACTCGCCGTTAATGACTTCTTTTGCAACCTGGGCTATACTTTTCTTTGCTGTCAAGGAATACACTGCTTTTCCATTCCAGTCAAAAACAGAATAACCGGCTTTGCAAGCTTTCTTTGCATTTTTCAGTGACTTGTATGCCCCGATCTGGCTCTTGGAATCCTTCCAGGTCTTACGGACACGGTAATACTTGTCAACCTTTACTGTTGGCTTTGCTGTCGATGTTGTTGTGGTTTCGCTGGAAATAAGCTTCTTGAATCTATCCCAGTCACCTTTTCCACGGATAACGGATGGACAATTCTTAGCGCACACATCGTAGTGCTGCACTACTCGGAATGCCGGGATATTGTACTTTTTCATCAATTGCTTGCATACATCAACGGTATTCTGGTATGCTTTTTCGTAGTTATATCCGGCATTCATGCACATTTCAATTCCAATAGAGTTGTGATTGTTCACAGTTCCAAACAGTTTACCGCCGTAATTCACTCCAACGTGCCATGCTCCACGATTGTACGGCAAGGCTTGGTATGCTGATTTATCGTCAACGAATACATGGGCTGAATAGCCATGAAAATTGCCATTATGCTGTGCTGTGGCGTGTGCCTTAGCGTCTGCTGTCTTGGCGATATTATCTGTATTGTGGATGACAATATACCGAGGTGTTTGTCCTGCGTAACTGTTGTTGTTGCTGATTAATGAGGTGTTGATATTCATGTATGTTCTCCTTTCATTATTGAGATTAAAAAGTGCATAATAAAAAGCACCCCAAATGGGATGCTCTTTAGCATAAACTCTTTATACAATATACCTACCATGATTAAATTCTCTGTCATAATGACATCACCTCCTTACCACAAGTATAGCTGTACCGTGATAAGGAGGCTATAATTTCCGCAGCTCTCTAACACATAAAATAATGATTTTTTATGCCATTTTGCCCCGATCGGAATGAAACCCGTTTTATATTGCCAACGTTTCTTACTGCCTTACTATTTTATTGAGCTGAAAAATATTTCCAATTACTCCAAGAATCAGACTTTTTCGTCCTTATTGCTATTTTTTCACAGCCGAACGAAAAAGCCAATTGTGCGGTATATGTTTCACTACCAGGGTTGTGTTGTATAACACAACACCCATTGCTGCTCAATTCAGGAAGCCCTTTAGGATTTATACCCGTATTTAAAATAAATGCAGCTGGTGGATTATCTAAGTCAGATACTTGTTTTTCATAGATTGAAAACCGGTCACTATTTAATGTGTTAAGTGCCCCAATAATTGTCTTGTTTTCCGTTTCCAATTTACCGATAACAGCCGTTGACATTTTATCCACGACATAATCCCAAAATTTGCTCATTAATCCGCGCTTGTTCGCTCTCGCAGTTGCGTCATACAGCATTACTTCGTCATTATCCGCTAACGTATCTTTTGATGTGTATTCAGTCCATTTTGGCATGTGGTTGTCCTCCTTTAATTCAATTGATTTTTATTGATATAGTCTTCAATCGCCTTAATATTTGCCGAAAGCCCATCGTCAAAAATGAGAAAATTTCCTTTCTCGTTCTGGCTCAAAACCTTTCCGCTTTCGGTATCAATCGTTGAGTAGGTAAAGGCGATTCTATCGCCCTCTCCTGTTGACAGTTTCATAAATGATGTAAGTTTTTTAATCTGGCTCATAATAATTCTCCTTCCATTTCTTGAATTAGTTTTTCTCTTTCCGAGAACATTTCATTCTCAATGTCGTTCAATCTAAAATTAACTTCCCTATCTTCTTTTCCGGCATTAAAGCGTATAAATTCTTTATTTTTCTGCTTTGCTTTCAGCTCCCACGCAAAATGCAAGCCTGGTGTTCCTTTTACCTTGAAATAAGTATTTGTCTTTTCAGCTATCCATGTTTGTCCCTCTCCTTCATTCTGTAAGAACACATAATACTCGATTCCTGTGTCGGTCGATTCCTGAAATATATCATCAATCATAATGATTGCAATACCATCCTTGCCAATTACTCCACCGCCAAAATCTCCCAAAGTAGGAGTTGGAGTCTCGTAGCAGTAAAATAGCTGTTCTCCATAGTTTTCAGTGTCAGCTATTATGGATTTTGTTCCAGAAACCTTAAAATCGCCAAAAATACTAACATCTGAATTGAATTGTGTTCTTCCCAGATAATGTTTTGAACCGTCTGTAAAGCCACTTTCTGTTGTTGTATTATGTGGCGTTAATTTTAGAGAATTAGTGTAAGAAGATTCAATACCGCTTGCACTGTATTTAATAAATTGTCCTTGTGCATCCATAGCAAGTACTGAGGGAGCGTTATATTCATTTCCTGCGGAAATCTGTAGGGTTCCATTTTTTTTATTATAAATTCTGTTGTTTTGAATCGTAAATCCGCCTATAGTGGCTCCAATTGCCGCAAGCTCATTCAAGGACATTTTTTCAGCCGTGACCGCCTTAGCATCTAATTTTTCTGTGGTAATAGAACCAGCTGCTAGAGCATTAGCGGCTATGCTCAACGCTTTAATAAATTGTCCATTTACATAAATGTTTCCGTTTTCGTCTAAATAAATTCCCTGTGCCTTGCCACCATTGGTAAGCTTGCTGAAAATATCGGCTTGTGTCTGTCCATCGACAGCTGATTTTGCTGAGCTATTAGCAATCTCATCGACCGTCTTTCCTTGTAGCGAAAAAGTCTTTGGAGCTAGAATAACATTTCCGTTGCTGTCGATTTCTAAAGTCACATTATTGTCGTCATCAATAACTTTCAGTCCTCGACCATTGATTCTCTCACCAGCAAGCAGTCCAGCCAGAATATATTTTGCATTAATGTATACTTTTCCATCTTTGATATAGATTCCCTGTTCAGTGCCGCCTTTTGTGAGTTTATTGAACACTTCATCCTGTCCAAGACTGGTATCATACTTATCAATTGCATTTTTAATATCGTCTTTGTCTGCATACTTGAAATCAATCCAATCGGATGCGTCAAACGCTCCGCCAACACGATTTACAGTGGATGTTTTGAGGGAAGCCTTTCCTTCACTATTGGTTGTCACCCACAAGTCACCTTCGTAATATGGCGGTTTTGGCTGAACCATATAGACAGATGACTTCCCATCTATCTTGTCTAACAGCTCATTTGGTATGGATTGTGGTTGCCAAATACCGGATTTGTAAATCCATTGAGTGTTATCAGAAGTATTGTGCCAAAGGTCACCTTCATGCTCTGCTTTCTCTGATTCCCATACCAAGATAATTTCATTCCCGGATTCATCCAGAATCTTGTTTCCGTCAATATCGCACCATGGTTGTTCCTCTGTTTTTGTCCATTTAAGAGAAGGGTCGTTTGGCTGATACCAAGTTTCAATTTTTCCATCAATCTGTGTTTTTAAAGAATTAAGAGAATCTTTAAAAACGCCATTGATAAATAAATCTAAAGAACTATCATCTGTGTATTTTGAAGCCTTTTCCCAATCTGAAGCAGAATAAGAACCGCTTGCTCTGGCAACTTTACATCTCATCAAATCACCATTAGAGCCTTGTGTCCATAAGTCTCCAATGTCATAAGGTGGCTCTGGCTGAACTACGAATACTCTGCGCTTATGATCTGCCGTATCTTGCGCTTTTTCTGCGGCGGCAAGTGCTAACGTGATATCGGTATCTTGTACCAATTGCCATTTCCAAGTTGCCCCGTCTTGCATAAAACGGTATGCATATCCCTTGGATTTCCAGTAAAATAGGTCGCCCTCATGTTTCTTTCGTTCTTCGTTGGTAGTCCACTCGGAAGCCGGGATATTCTGCAAGGTCGGTTCATAGTCATAAAAAAAAGTCTCAATCTGTCCGTCGATTTGAGACTGCAAATTATTGATATCAGTTGTGTATGTATTGCTTATAAAATTATTTACTTCTGTTTCTGCTTTTTCCTTTGCAATCGCATTAACATCTTTTCCCTTGACTTGTACGGAATCCGCATTAATAACAACCCTTCCTGTTGTTACATCAACCAGGAAAGTTATGTTTCCATCTTTATCAATAGCCTTAATGGTTCCCGTATTAATCCAATCTGCATTAACACCTGTAGCCGTAAGGATTCTGGCAATTACATCACCATCAACTGTCATGCCGCCATTCCAATGTTGTCCACCATCTGTAGATACAGCCCACGCTTCCGCAGTCATTTTCCATATAATGTCAGAATCGGATAGCTGTGGTTTGTTATGGAGATAATAGATGTTACTTCCGTCTGGCTGTGTTTCCACTGTCGTGTATGTTCCAGAAGATTCCGCAAGGCGTTGTGATAATTCTTCCAGTGCTTTTTCCCTGGCGGTACGTTCATCTCTTAAATTTTTATTATTTTCTGCCTGTATTTGTTGATTAAGGCTATATTGTTTCTGCTTATTTCTGGATGCACTCTTAGCACTGCATTCAAGTTGCTCAAATGCGCCTGGATTCAAAGTAACAGAAGTTAGGTAGCTCTTATACTGTTTTCCGTTTCTATCGGAAATCGCAATGGTGTCACCAGCTTCCCATGCAATATTTGTTAAAGCACCGGTAGAAAACGGTCTGAATTTCATTCCAACACATCTGTCTGAAATAATCTTGCAGATTGCTTCTCCTGTTCCCTCTTGGATTAGCTTATTATCACTTATTTCGATAACGTAGCCAGATTTCCCCGACTGATATGTTTTCGCTTCATTTTGAGAAGAATTTTCAACGTATTCTGTAACTTTTATACCTGTTATTTCAAGATCATACAACCATGGTGTGAATCCATTCGTATCTATTGCTGTAATACCCTTTTGCATAACAGTGATAATCTGTGCGCCAGTGGTATCTAAGATATCTTTCCCTTCAATATCTTTCCATGGTACTTCTTCCTTATTATGAAAATCGTCTGGCACTTCATTTTTATACCAGTCAAGGCATAATCTGCCGTATGCATCTGTTTTCGCCCACTGGCAGCCCATCTGTGCTACCCATGCAATTACCTGTCTGAAAGTAATACTGCTATCGTCTGGTCGATTCTGTATTATCAAATCATCATTATCAAACCTTGTAGATTGAAGTGTTACTCCGCACACCTCGCAAGCATTCTGGATGATCTGTAATCTTGTTGCCGGGTATGTCAGTTTACTATCAGAATAATCACGATCAAATAATCGCATGGAATCTTCACAAGTTAGGCTGATAATAGCTGTGTTCTGGTATGGGGCATCTGTTACTGTCATGGTACAGATGCGGATTTTCTCAATACCAATAGATAATTCAAGTCCAATATAGCAAACAACTCTTGCTCCGTCCCAGATGTAATCTGTGTACTTTCCAGAAAAGTTGTTGATTTGCAAAGTCAGTTTATTTACGATAGCTGCGCCGATATCAAACGAACCGCTTTGCGATACTGCATCCTCAAATTTAAAACCATTAGACCATAAATCTTTGTCGGTAATGGATAATGTGCTTCCGTCCGTAAAGGTAAAATCTGCATATTTCAGATAGTTACGGTTCCCACTATTCTGTTGTTCTTTAAATTCCGTTGATAAATTTCGCATATCTTACCTCTCGATAAAATCAAATTTAAGTCCTTCCATGCGCTCATTTCCTATCCACCAGCATTTAAAGGGGGATTCCCTGTCACCAACATAGAATGTTCTGGTTTCGTGCTTGTTCGCAGACAGCAAGTCTGGATATGTGACCTGTATGTACTCTGGATTTACTGCCTGTATAATCTTGCAAGCAGTGTCCCAGTCTGGGCCATTCCAACCTACAGACAGCTTTCGTTTCTGTCCAACTCTGTTTTTGTGCATGGTCGTATCGTCGGTTCTGCCGGATTCTGATGCCGATATATCCTGTAATCCCCATGTAAAAGAAGAAGGACAGGGCATTGCTACCCCATCCACTTTTAAAAATGCTTCTGCCATATGCTAACCCTCATGCAATCATTTTTGTTGCTTCGCTTCGGATAAATTCTTTAATTTGCTGATATCCCCATCCGCAATTAATAAGGCTACTTACAAGCATTTCCATACTCTGAACTTTCGCCAAGTCATCACCTGTGAAGAAATCTCTAAGATTCTCTTTTGCTTTTACTCCATAATCATTTTCAAGCTCTTTTGCTGTCTTTCCGAACAAATTGCGATAAATCAGATTTGTATAATTTGGATAAGCAAATCTCTTATTTGGGCTTTCTGTTATTTTCATCTTAATTGTATCTGTGAGGATATGCCGAATAACAACACCCTTGTCACGCTCGATTTGCCATTGCTGGCGTTCTGTATATAAGCGTTTTAACTCGCTTTCCATCTTGTTGAAGGCTTCAATATACTTAATTTTCCATTGTAAGGCTTTTTCACCAGTAAAGCCCATTACGAGCAAGGAAAAACCATCTCTATCCATTTCGTACATTGGATATTCTTTTCCACGGTTCTTATATGTTGTAAGTTGAAAAAATTTGGCGGCTGAATTATCAGCCACGAGATTTTCAATTGATTGTAGAACATTCTTATGTTCTTTCTCAAAAACCTCTGCAACTTTCAGACTTGTTGTAATAAGTTTCTCTTCGTATCTTTTTCCAACGATTTCTACCAGCATAAATTCATATCTCCTTTATGATTTATTTTTTGGCAACAAAAAAGCGCCTACCCCGAAAGGTAAACGCTTTAAAATTTGCTTATTATGATTTTATATTATAGCATAGGTGGTTGGTATCATTCAGTATACTTTGGTATCATTCATGGTCTTCATATTCAACCATTGTCTTAACCACGCCGTAAAGCATATTGATATTTTTCTCTTTTGTGATTTTTTCAATCAGTTCTAAAATCTCTTCCTTACGTGTCATTCCACAATTCCTCCTAACATTCTAATCAATTTCTGTTTGCGGTTATACTTCAAAATCTCGGAAATCTGCCCCATCATATCATCCATTGTCATGTTGCTCTTCATGCTGTTGCAACGCTTACACGCCAGTTGCAGATTCTTAATATCATTGGTGCCGCCCCGAGACAACGGTGTAATGTGGTCGATTGTCATTTTCTTGAATTTGACAGGCTTACCGCATATCGCACATTTTCCGTTGCACTTGGCGTACACGCTCTTCTTCTGAAAGTCATTGAACTGGATTCTGTTTGCCATACGATCACGCTTTCTGCTCCATAGATTCAAGAGCCTTAAATTTCTGTCTTGCTTTATTGGCATAATCGCATAAAATCAACAGTTTCATGGTCATAAAGTCCTTGTTATATGCAAACTGCCATTTTTTCAGTTCGTCCATTTTTTCTGTGCTATTAAATCCGTACTGTTCCATGAAATCATCCACAAGAAACTTGATTTTATCAATAGTGTCTTCTACTTCGAACATTGTGTTTTCTCTATCCATATTTTCTGTCATTTTATTTTCCTCCTGTGTATCCCTGTAAAAATCTAATTAAAAGAATCTCTGCTGTGCATTTTCTGTATCAATCTCATTCTTCAAGAAAACTGGCGGTTTGTATTCTCCAATAATCTTGACTGCCTGTTCTACCTGGCTTCTCTTAATTGCCTTGTAGCTTTTGACCTGGAACTGGTAGCGCAGGTTGGAATGAATGTTACTGTAAACCTTCTGGCGAATGGAACGGCTATTGTAAGCATTGGATTCCTTGCCACCAAGTACCAGTGTTCCTTTTCTCTTTACGGCTTCCGTGATTTTCTCCGCTTCAATCGGGAGAATCGGTAAATCCATTTTCAAAGTCTCAAACTCTGTCTGAATATCGTCAATCCGCTTATTCAGTTCTACGTTTCCCTGTGCTAGAAGCTGAATCTGTTCGGGAATAGTCATTGGTACTGGGTGGCGAACCGTTTCTTTTAATTTGTCCTCTACTTTGAGAAAATATTGTCTGGCTTGTTCACCTTTGGCGCTCTTTGACTGCATAGAAAGTTTCTTTGCAAAGCTGGCAGAGAGTTTATAATCTTCTCTTTGAATAACGCCACCTGTCGGTGTCTCCTCCTCAAGGAAGAGTCGCAAATAATCCTCATTTTCGGTTGCGAAATCATTTTCTGCAATGTTTCTCTTACACCATCTAGCAAAATTTTGTGGCGCTAACTCAAGAAAAGCATATAACTTTCTGGCAGTAGTCATACCCTCTTCATCAATACCAAGTGCAATCTCAATAGGTGTCTGGTTAGATGTGTTAATAATATCGTTCATAAAATATACCTCCACAAAAATAAAAGTGTTTGCCAAAAGAGGTATACAGTGTTATAATTTGTATACCATATTATTGGTTGGGTATCCGCTGACTTTCCTAGGGTAAACGGATACCCGTATTCAGTTATTTCAATTCTTCATAGACCTTTCTTATACCCTCTCTGATAATTTCAGATTTTTTCTTTCCAGTCTTTTCACAACAATATTCCAACATTGCAATATCATCTTCTGACAATCTTACTCTTGTATTCAGAATCTTAGGGTCATCTGTAGGTCTGCCTTTTCGTGGACTCATGTTTTCACCTCTTTTCTTTTGTATCCACAAATATATAATAATATATGTATCCACAAAAGTCAATATCATTTTCTATTTTTTTAAAATCTTTGCTATTAAAAATAATAGCAGAAATTTATTGACATTTAACTAAAAATTCTATAATATAATAATGCAATCAAAAACAATAGCATTGTGAAAGGAGATAAAGTATGCTAGTACGAAATAAAAAACAAGTGCAAAAATCTTTTAGAATTGACGAAGATGTTGAAAGAGATTTAGGTCTACTGTCACAGATCACAGGAAGAAGTCAAAATGAATTGGCGAATGTTGCACTTGAAGAACTGCTGCAAGATAACAGTATTCATTTTCTAAATATTGTAATATTGGAGCATTATGAAAGTGAAGTTGAAAATGCGGATGAAATAGCACCTTTTATATTGGGAGGACTAGAAGTTCAGTTTGCCCCTGTTGACGGAACAAGTGAAATTGAAATTACAAGCATTGTTAGGGACGGAGAAAAAGAACTGGATAAGTATACAAAGAGAATAGATGAATGCAACGGTAATGAACTTGAAAATTATCTTATGTCTTTAAGTATGTATATAGATGTAAAGGCAGAAGATACTGTACAGTATTTGAAAGATAGAACGGATTATAGAGATTATGTAAAAGTAAGAAACAAATAAAAATAAGAGATTCCGTACCGACCAAAGTTAAGAATCTCTTAAATACTTCTGCCACCAAATAGGAGACTATATAAAGTATAACACTATATGCCTCCTGTTTGCAAATAAAAAATTAAAATTTTACAGGAGGATTTTTATATATGAACGAAATCACAATTAACACATCTAACCAGACACCTATTGAGATTGCACTTGGCATTGATGAAGAGGGTATGACTACTGCCAGAAAGTTATATGCCTTTTTAGAATTGGATTCTAGCAATTATTCAAGATGGTGCAAGAGCAACATTACAGGAAATGAATTTGCAGAGGAAAACGTTGATTATTGGGCATTCGTCATTAATGACGAATGGGGAGGGCAGGCTACTAAGGACTACAAAATTACTGCTCATTTTGCAAAGAAGTTATCGGTAAAAGGTAATAGCGAAAAAGCAGAAGAAGCTAGAGAATATTTTACTAGACTTGAAGAAAAGGTAAAACAACAAGTAATTGATTATTCTAAATTGTCCCCAGAACTGCAAATGTTCAACCAGATTTTCCAACAGGTAGCCAAAACCGAACTGGAACAGAAGAAACTTGCGGAACGTGCTGACCAACAAGAGAAGAACATGAAAACCATCATTGATACTTTCAAGGGGACGGATTCCGATGTTGGCACAGAGAAGTGGGTGAACCGATGTATTTCAAAGATTGCCGAGAGCGACAATTTCTCTTACTCATTCGGAAACAAATATGCCGCCGCCAGAAATGAAAGCTACCGCAGACTGACAGACAGAGCTGGTTGCCGATTAGATCAGAAACTTAGAAATGCGATTTCCAGAGCTGAGGAAAGAGGTTGCACAAAAGAGCTGATTAATCAGATTAATAAACTGTCCGTAATCATGCAAGATAAGCGACTGAAAGAAATTTACATTGGTGTGATTAAAGAAATGATGATTGCATATAGAGTAGAAATTGCATGATTGCCGTAGAGCCAAGAAGTCTTGGCTCTATTTTTATAACAGCAAAAAGGCTAGAGATTTCTCCCTAGCCTAATTTTATCAGTTAATGTATTCAACATCTATGCTTGGCAATGTTACTTGTTTCCCAAGAAGTGTTGTAGAATTTAATGTTCCGCTACAAGTTCCGTATACGGTTATCCAATCTCCTTCTAGGTAATGTGTTTCGCCATCCTCATAGCTATATGAACAATCCCATTTATTACCGTTTCCGTCAACAATATACAACGTATATCCACCGAATATTCCTTCTAATGACTGATCTATTGTTCCAGAGACAATACAATGTTTTTTATCGTAACTGTCAGGGTTTCTCAATATATCATTATAGTCCAATGTTTGGCAAAGTGCCTTGTATTCGTCCTCTGAAACTTCTTTTGAATTAGCAACTTCTTCTGTCACTACAAAATACTGTGATAAACTATCATCTGAAGCATCCTTTTTATAGCTTTTAGCTTCATCACCTTTTGCAAATACCATACAATTCTCTAAATTTATGGAATCTCCCATAAATCCCCATGAATCTACATTTGATACTGTTCCAAGAATAGCAACCACATCATCATCTTTAAGACCGCTTTCATATTTTGCATACAATTTACTATCAGATACATTAAAATTACTCATCATGTATTTATCACCAATAGTAACTTGCACCTTATTGTCTTTAATCTCACTTATTGTTGCTACAGTATAAATTTTAGCTCCGCTCATATTGACTGCATATTTATATAAATCGCTGTCAGTGATATAAGAATATTCACCAGAATTAAATGTTTGTAATTCATCATCAAAAGTAATTGGAGCCACATTCTGTTTTTTCTCTTCTACTGTAGGAGTTGCTTTTCTTTCGTAACTACTGGATTTTTCCGTCTGTGTTTTGGATGTATCTGCTGTTTTCTCTGTTTTAGATGAATACCAGCCAATTAGAATAAACACAAGGCAGATAAAACCAAAATAGTTTGCGCATCCCCCTTTTTTCTTGGTAGCTGTCGGCTGTGTTGTGTACTGTGGTTTTGGTGCAGAATATGTTTTAGGTTTTTCGATATTCTCAATAGTTGTTCTGGCCTTGTTTGCTTCGCCCCTGTCGCAATTATCCATTACACTCTTGTCTAACATATACCATTCAACAACATATTGTTTTTTGAAGTACCGCTCCGCAATCTCTGTTGTAAATTCTTTTGCCTGTTCATATGCGGAAGAACCTGTTGATAAGCAAATTTTGAAAGGCTTTGCGTATTTCGGAATTGAAAAAGCAACTTTCAACTGTACTCTCCCTAAATCGTCTGGTTCTTCCTTATCATAATTCAATACAAAATCCATAGGATTTGCTTCAAGTAACAAATTTCCTTTGTAGTAAACCTCAATATTCGCTTTTGAAGCCTTGATTCTCATAGAATCCAACATCTCAATGTCGTATTCCTTTTGCTTCTGTGGCAGTTCCTGTGTTGCATTTCCCTGTGTTATCGGGAATCCACAGTTCGGGCAGCTTGCCGCTTTATCACTTATTTCCTTGCCGCATTCTGGACATTTAATCAGTGCCATAAATATCCCCCTCCTTAGTTTGATACCCATATTGTACCACCTTGGGACGTATTCTGGAAGCACTATTTCGCTTTTCTATCAATTTCCGCAGTCACAGCAATCAAAAGAGCTTCGGCAAATTTCGCACCGAAAGAATCGGAGTATTTATCGTGAATCTGGCTTGCTTCCATGGTGAGATTTTCCCACTTGGGAATATCGTCTTTTGAGATAAAGGCGTACTTCTTGTGGAGATTCCATATATCTTGCCAGATGGAAAAATAAGTCTGCTTAAAGTCCATCAGCGTAAAGCACTCCATGATACTTCACAAATCTGTACTCTTGCTGAATTTCCGGGTACCTGTTCCGATCTACTTTTCCGTAGAACATTTTTGATGGTCTGGCATATAATTTCTTACCACCGTACAATGCCCTGTATATCACCAGGGCTTCTCCTGTTTCCGTATGTTGGGCGAATCCAACAATCTCATACAAATATTCGTTGTTGTGTGGCTCCTTGATGGTTTCTCGTTTGAAGTGCTGTACAATATCCCCTGGCTCAAATAATGGTCTGTTCATTATATTTTTACATCTCCTTTTCGTTAATACCACTTCTCCTTCAGCTGATTAATCGGTGTTCCGGAAACTCCAGCACTTTCTCCGCTGTCTGTTGCCTTGAAGTATGCTCCTGGAATCTGAGGGTACATAAACTCAAACATAAGATAATTTGCTGCATCGCAAAGATATTCTGTGTTTCCTGTCTCACGATACTTTTTGATGCACATATCGTGGGATTCCAAGGCGTTTACCAGCTTCTCCCCGAAGTTATCCTTTGCTGTTCCGTATTTGTAAAAGCTTACCTCAACCCTATTCTGTCGTAATTTATCAAAACGGTCTGAATATTCTGTTGGAAGTTCTGTTCCTATTTGGCTCATATGTTTTAATTCTCCACAATTATTTGGCTTTTTTGGCGAAAAATCAATTTTATTTGATTTCGCCTATATTTTATCTGGTAAAAGGTTTTAAAACAAATTTGGCTATTTTATTGCAGTAATTCTTTATCAATAATCTGGAAATTTGCCCTGTGGATATAAAGAGCTTTTCCGTCAATCATTAGCTTTGTCATTTTAGGCAGATCGTCCGGGATTTTCCAGAACACCTCGTCACCAGAATATGCGGCTATTGGCTGTCCAAGTTGGGATTTGATTACTACAACCCTAGATTTCCCGAAATAATTTTTATAACAATTCAAAATCCCGGCTATGTATGTGTTCTCTGAAATCTTTCCGGTTGAATGACTGGTAATATCTTCCTGTGTGAAATCAACCTCTGGCTTCAATCCTTTTTGTTCAAAAATACAAGTATCACCACAGCTTTCAATTTCTTTACCGTCAATCAGAATTGTAATAACGGAAGATACGTCATAGCTGGTTGTTTCGTTACCCTCGCTATCGTAGCCCTTAGATTTCGTTTTATTCCCGGAAATATTAATCTTGTCCCCAGTGGTGGTCATAACCTTTTTGCCGTAGTTATCGTAGGTATAGATTGTGTAGCTGTTTCCAGAAAGATTTCCTTTCACGTCATTCATGTAATCGTCATTCGCTGCACAGCCTGTTAGCCCTGTGATAATGCAAATAAAGGTAATTATCGCCAGTAGTGTTTTGATTCTTTTCATGGTTTTTGTCCTCCCTCATATGTCTCATAATCAATCGTCCCCAGATCACCGTACACATCTGGATAATAGATTCCCACCCAGAAGTTATCCTCCATTGCTTTGTAGTAAGTTACTTTTACATTCCATCTCTGTACCTCGTCAATAATTTCTTTGTTGAGAAGTCCGAACTGATCTCGGCAAGCTTCACTTTCCAGTTTGTAAGTCAATGCTTTGTATTTCTCGGCATTTGCCTGTCTGGTGGCGGTAATATTAGTTTGAGTGAGAAGTAAAATCAATCCAGCTACCAGGAACCATACTACACTGATGAAAGAAATTACCACGCCAAAAGACAATATGAATCCACTCACATTTGAATACTCATATTCGTAGCTTAAATATTCGCCTATTCTATTTCCAATCAGAATAACAACGCCGACTGCAAAAATGATTATTGATAGCCAAAATATCATAGTGTGTCCTCCCTGTCCCATTCTGCGTCAGATTTATCTGACATAATAATATCGTTAGATATTATTCAAAATATAATTCTTTCTCTTTTTCTTAATCTAAATCTATATCTTAATCTAATTCTATTTCTATTTCTTATTCTATACCGTTACTGTAACGTTACTGTAATGTTACAGTTTTTACACAGCAAAACATTAAGGTCGAAAATCATGCTTTTTTCTTTCCTCGCTTTCATATTCTGCAATTTTCTCGTCACAAATAGTACCACCACTTGTAAACATAGCTTCTGGCATTTGCTCCTTCCAACCATATTCTTTACTCAATTTAAGCATTGAAAACATATTACAATAGTCTTCTTTTGTAACACAGTTCGCCCAATATTTATTTGACGCATAATGATTTAAAAGCCTTAATCCCTGTTCGGTAGTTAAAACAGGATGAGGCTCATTATATGTTTGATAATATTCTCTATAATATTCTCTTAACAGTTCTGTAAAGCCATTGAGATAAGGAATCAAACTAACTCTATTTTTCGGAGAGTATCTATCTGAAAAGAAATAACCTTTGTTTTCTAAATCAAGCCCATATTTAAGATTTTCTATGCTCTTTTCTCCGTCAATATCAGCGATCCCAACAAAGCATTTATCCATCATATAGTTTTGAGCAAATTTATCTTTATCAAATCTGGGGTGTAGATATGAAACAAATATTTTTAAATACCGTTTACTTTTCTTTTCCGCTGCAAAATCTTCTTCTGTAATCAAATATGTTTCAACATAATATTTTAAAAGTTTCGGATTGAACTCTATTCCTCGTGATGTTAAAACTTTTTTTATATAATTAAAATAATACTTTGACTTATTATCCCCCTTTGAGTGATTAATACACACTCCTGGTATTTTTGAAAATGCCATTACAATTTCATCGTACGAAAATTCTTTACAATATGATTTTACAGATTTTTCCATTGCTTCCATAATTTTATCTGCTGAAAATCTTTTTAACCATATTCCTATTTCCTTACGTCCGTTATCGTTTACATCACACCCTGTCAATTGTTCAAAATATTCCGTTAGCATGTTTACTGCCATATTATCATAATCAAGTAGCTCTTTCTTCCATTCAGCAATCATTTCCAACTGTTCTTTTTTCTCTGCAAGATCTTTTAATGCTTCCTGTTGAAACGATATTGCTTTGGAATCTAAAATTCTAGTTTTGCCCTTCCCTCTATTGCAGTCGCGGCACGAAGTAATTAAATTTGTAATCTCATTATCCCCGCCCTCTGCTACTGGCTCAATATGGTCTACTTCCAAAATTACGTCTGGTGACATTCTTCCACAGTATTGACATGTGAATTTGTCTCTTTTGAATACTTCAAATCTGATTTTCTTGCTAAGTGGTTTTCTTGCCATAGATTGATACCTGCCTTTCGTATAAAAGAGTGCCTTGAACTGTATGTAAATCAACAGGCAGGCGGCAAGGCATTTCCGCTTTTCGATGATCGGTCTAGCCTGTTGGTTTTACCAAAATTAACGGTTAAAATAAAAAAGAGCCGCCAAGTAAGACAAAAAATTCCTCAAAATCGAGAAATATTAATTTCTTCTTAGCGGCTCAAAAATCAAGACCGTGTGTACTTCTTCATTGAAGAAATTATACCACACAATCAGTCAAAAATCAATATGCCGGGGACGGTTTGAAACGGCTATCCGTATCGTTCTGGGCTTTTGTTACTGCTTTCGCAATCTCGCTTCCGTCCAGAATAATGCTGTTCATAATGTACTGCGGATTCTTGTTTCCGCTGTTCATACTCATTGCCATTGCAACTCCCTGGGCTACTGCTTTTGTCATTTCTTCTTTTGTAAGTCCCATACTTCCGTCTGAACTAGAAACAATGCTATCTGCAATCTTCTTCATGGTTCGTGGATTTTCCAAAGGAAGAACGGCTTCAGAACCAGCTTCACCGATACCAATTACCTGTGCGCCATTAAAAAGACCACCTTTGGCGTACCAATTAGGCTTGTAAACTGGTGTAGAACTGGTTTTTCCGTTTCCGAGGTTATGCTTTCTCCATTCAGAGATTCGATATGTTAATGTTGGTAGATGAACTTGTTTCATACCATTGGCGAAAGATTGTGCAGTTTCCCTACCCATTGATGTTAAATCATTTTTGAACAGACTTGTGATATAATCTGAAATACCAGATAAGTTAGATTCTGTATAAGTCTTCATGTTTTCGGTTTCTGTATCAACCTTGCCAGAAGCCTTTTCCCAAATCTGGTTTGTATTGATTAGAACAGAAGACCAATAGCTTTGAATGGTGGTCATAACCTTACCCATTATATCTTTGGTATCGGTATCCATGGTTCCGAGGGCTGTCGATACAGCACTTGCAGAATTTCCCCAATTGGTTTTAGAGTTGGTTTCAACATCATCATTCGTGTTCTTTATCTTCGACCAAATGGAAGGCATTGTGCTTTCTGTGCTTTTTTTCATCCCAGCCATTGCCGTGCTTACGGCTGCACTGGCTATTCCAAAACCAGTCTTAGATTTTGAAGAAATGGATTTCGTAGCTGTTTCCACTGATTTACTCATTGTTGATGAAGCTTTTGGAACATCTTCTGAAAAAGCTTTAATAACTTTTCCTGTGTCAATTCCCATCTCTGCCATTTTATCCATCAAGGCTTGGAATGCAGCTCTAGCTGTTGCACCAGATGATTCTTGTTGCTGAAGGACAGTACTTAATTCATCAAACTGCGTTGGAGTGATTACCGCTTGATTTGAAAGTCTTTCTAATGCAGATTTCGCATTATCAAATTCTGTCCCCATCGTACCGATATATTCATTAATATTACTTACATGAGAATTTGTAGAAGTATCGGATTCTTCCATTGCCTGTTTTAATGCTTGCTTAAATGTATCGGAAGAAATTCCAAGATTTTCAAGTGATGTTTCTACGGTTTGGAGCTGTCCATCAAAATCAAATGCATTGTCTTTCACATTTTTTAAATCACCGCCAAGACCGATAAATTTATCCCCGGAAATTCCAGTTTGGTCTTCAAGGATTTTTAATGCTTTTCTAACAACTTCAAAATCGTTAAATGCGTCAGCTGTGGAGTCTTTAAAGTCCATAGCTTTTTTTACCTGTCCAAGTCCTTCCATGACAAATGCAGTCGCACCCATATTAGTTGCGTATCCCCAAAATCCTTGGAATTGTCCACCAGCTGTTTGTGCGACATCACCGAGATTTTTTATCTTTTCTGCAAGTGTAGTAAACCCGCCATTTCCAGCCGTTTCCGCTGCTCCACCAATATCACCGATGATAGCAGGAAGAGAAGATGCGGTATCAAGTGGGAAATTTAAAAGTTTTGAAGCTAATGAACCGATTCCACTTGCAAAGGAAAAGATTTTGGTAGCAATATCCTTGGCTATTTTTATCGCAAACAATGTTCCGAATGCAGCACCAACTTGTTTTATAAATTCTGGATCAATTCCACTTAATTTTTCAGCCAACCAATTAATTGCATTTGCAATACCGTTAATTAAATCCGCTCCGATATTAATTATTCCTTCAAGCCCGGTAATCAACGCATCTGCAAATCCCTCTGCAAATGGTTGGAATGCAGACCATAAATTTCCAAGAGCAGTTCCAACAGCATTCCAATCAACCTTATCAATAAAATTCTGTATTGAGGTTTTTACACGGTCAATACTGCTCCAAATCCACTCCCAGTCAACATCAATAACTCCGAAATTATCAAGTGCAAGTACGATTCCACCGATGCCAAGTGCCATTGACGCATAAGGATGTTTTGCCAGTAAAGAAAGTCCTTTTCCTAATGGGCTGTCTTTTCCAATGATTCCACCAATAAAGGTTAATCCTTTGAATCCTAGAATCGCCAAAGAAATTTGGCCGAGACTCTTTCCTATAGCTTGTGCTGTTTCGGGACTTATATTTTTTATTGCTTCTGCGATAGAATTTAGACCTCCAGGAACAGTTGAATTGATGAAATTCTCTCCGACATTAAGTAAATCTTTATAAAAATCCACAATGCCTTGTCCTACATTCTTTGCAAATGGAGCCAATGCATCCCAGAAATTTTTCAGTGATTTATTAAGTTCTTCCCAATGAATGTTGTTTCCGAAACTGGTCAACGCATCAACTAATTGTGGAATTGCGCCGTTCATCGTCCAAGTTCCGACTGGAACGAGAAAATGCTCGTAAAAATCCATAAGTCCCGTCCAAACAAATTGTGTTGGCTTTTGGAGCATAGTAAACAATCCTTCTAAAGAAGTTTGGAGCTTTAACCAGTTGATTTTTGTCAGCAAATCATTTGTAATGTTAAAGAATCTTGGAAATCCTGAGTTGTTTGATAATGACCATTTACCGATTGGCTGGAGGTAATTCTTCCACAAATTTTTCAAAGCATTAATCGAAAAATTTCCTAGTCTGCTTAGACCTTCATTATAAAGCTTCTTTATTGCGGCAGTGGTTGGCTTTGCATTCTTTCTGATTTGTTTAAATGCCTTGATAATCTTATCAGATACAGTTTGCGCTTTATTCTCAACATTTGCAAATGCTTGATCCCATGCTTTTTGATAATCAGAAAGTGCTTTATCGAAAGCAGCGTCCAGTTCTGGTATATGGGCACTTCCCGGAGCCCCGCTGCCCGAGCTTCCACTTGAACTTGATGTCTTGTTATCATTCAACTGGTTCAATTCATCGAAGGAAAGAACAGAAAGAGTTTTTTGTAATTTCTTCGCATTGTCGTTTGCATTGTCGAGCCCGGATGCAGCATTATCTGTGCTGTCTGCAATATCTCCCATATCGACTGAAGCTTTTCCAGTTGAAGATACATAATCCGATAGCTTAATGCCAAGTAGTTTTGCGAGCCAAGAAAAAGCTCTTTCCAATGCCATAACAAGACCGTTAATATATGGAAGTACTTTTGCAACAATAGGGAGGAACAATGTTCCGATACTTCTACCAAGTGCTTCGAAATTAGATTTCAACATACGAACCTGGTTGGCTGGTTGATTAATTGTTGAAGCCAAATCAGCCCATGCATATTTAGAACTATTCAATATTGTAATTGTTCTTAATATAGCTTTATCTGACTGGCTTAGACTTGATACAGTAGCGTCAATTCCAAGATTATAAAGTTCCTGTTGTAAATTTGCTACACGGATATTAATACCATATTTATCAAGTGCCCTGCTCATTCCGGTTATGCCAGAAGCCATATCATTCCAAACATCGTTGAATTCAAGATTTTTTACAGAAGCAAGGTCTGCTCCGATTTCTGTTAAAGCTTGTGAAACCTTAGTTGATGCATCTGCTGTTGCCCCCATTGATGACGCCATCTGTGCATAAGTAGCTTGATAGTTCATCGTTTGTTTTGGATCAAGTCCAAGGCTCACGCCTTTTGTTCTAGTCAGATCACCTGCATCTGATACTTCAAATCCGGTCATTTTTTTTGTCAGCTCTTTTGCACGCTTTTCAAAGGAACCGACATATTCCTCTGCGGATTTTACTCCTGCATTCTGCCATTTGCTGATATCTAATCCATCAGTAACTTGATCGAACGCAGAATTAAAATAATTAAGTGTTTCAACATAATCTGATGCAGAATTTACAGAATTCCAAAGTGCTTTAATTCCTCTTGTCACCGTGAAGAATTTCGCATATAATCCGGCAAGTTGTGAAGTTAATGAACCAACTTTTTTTGAAGTTACGTTTGCATTATTTCCAAATCCAGTTAAAGCAGAACTAGCAGCTCCAATCATGGATGATAACTTTTTCCCAGCATTTCCAAGTCCGTTTGTGGAATTTGATAATCTCGAAAATGAATTCGAAAGAGAATTTGTGGCTTTATTTATTTTTCCACTTGCAGTAGCTAACTGTGCCAAAGCTTCTGTCATTCTTATTGTATTTTCGCTGATTCTTGGCGCAGTTTTCATTACATTGAAGAACGACAATACTTCATTCGCTAGTGTTCCAAGTTGGCTTGATGTTTGCCCGATTTTATTCCCAGCGCTTGCCAATTGTGCAATTGACTGAACAAACCTATTTACGGAATCTGAAATTCCATCAACACCAATAAAGCTTTCTGTGATAAATTTCAAGTTACTTCCCAATGCAGGTAATTCAGCTGATACATTCGCAATATATTCACCGGAATTGGCTAATCTAGCCATTGAATTAACAAAACGATTAACACCGGAAGATACATCTGGAATCTCTGCCAAATTGCTTAATTTATGGATTATTTCTCCAAGTTTTCCAGAATCAAATCCACTAACATCAACCTGGCTAAGCCTGTTGATTGAGTTGATAACTGCATTCAGACCAGAACCTTTATAATCTACTCCACCCATTGTCTTTATGGAATTTGAGAATTTTCCAATTCCATCAGCAATGCTTGTCATTTTCCCTATATCAAGTTCTTTTAGCTTTCCAAGTTCCCTTACACAACTACGTAATCCGTTTGTATTAACTCCGCTTAATGCGGAATTAACTTCTGTGAGTTTATTTGAAAGATTAGTCAGCGCACGTACTGCTTTTTCTGTACTACTGCTAATTTGTATATCAAGGGTATCTATGGTATTATCAGCCATAAAAACACCTCCTTTTAATCAAAAAAATAAAGGGCAGACAAGACTTATTCATCCTGCCTGCCCTTTTCATGGTTAAGCTCAAAGTTCGCCTGCATGAGTTGCAAGCTTGCCAAAAGTGCGTTTCTCTGTTTTTTCTTTTCTTCTTCGGAAAGTATGCCTTCCTGTTTACGCTTTTCTTCCTCTGCTGATTCCAGTAAAGGTTTCTTCAAATACTCTGCTTTGGATTTTTTCCCCATTAAAGCATTTGCAACAGCTGTGAATGTGGCTGATGTTTCATAAATGCCCGCTTGCCAAAGCTCAGCGTCTTTTCTTTTTTGCCGTATCTTTTCAGCTTCGAGATAAGGTTTTAATTCCGCTGGAGTAGAATCCATAAATTCTTCTTTAGATACACCGATAGAGAGGTATAAAGGAAGAATCTCTTTGTAAACAACTTCTCGAAAAGTTAATTTTTCTTTTTGTGATCCTGCGGAAGCTTCGTTGCATTCTTCTCCACTGCCTGTGCTTCTGCTACTGCATTCAGCAGACCGGATAAAAAACCATTTTTCTCCAATTCTTTGTCGAGAAGTTGGTATAAATCAAATCCGCTTTTTGGATTTTCCTCAGTTCCTTCATCTTCGTAATCATCCAAAAGGTCACAGACTTTATCAAGAGCAGCTTCTTTTTCAAAATCACTTTCATACCCAAACTCTTCCTTGTGCTTCTTTTGAAGTCCGGCAAGAAGCAGTTCTGGGAGAAGAGAAATCATCTTCTGAAGGCTTCTCTCTTTTCCATCTGTAATCCCCTGTACCTTGTCCAGCACATCTGTTTTTGTAAGAAGTCCATATCCAAATACAACCTTATATTCTTTTCCATGTACATTAAAAGTTACCATTTTATAATCCTCCAGATATATTTATTAGCTGAGTGCCATTGCGCCTGTGGAATCTGCTACTGCTTTTGCGGTGTCTAAAGCCTGTGCAAGCTCTTCGGAAACAACTTTTGTATCAAGACCTTTGTATTCCTGAATAATGAGAGACAGCGGAATTGTTGCTGCTTCATTCTGCCCAATGTCAGACAGTGGAATATTTTTTCCAGGGTCTGCGATAACAAAGAATGCATCTTCGAGGTCTGGAAATACAACTTCAAACCAAACTCTAAATCCTTTTGTCTTTCCTGTTGCCGTATCAGTCATAAGCTTCTTTAATGCTGTGATAACATCAGCGTTAAGATTGAAGGTTACATCCCAAGTACCACCAGTATCCTGTCTACCAGATGCGTACTGTGTAATGAAGTCTTCGAGTGCGGATACGTCAATCTGTTCTGTATCAAGAGAAATTCCACCAATAGAACTACATCTTTTTAACCAGGTGAATGCAGTTGGCTTCGTTCCTTTAACGGTTTCAACACCGTAATGGAAAGTTACGCCAAGAGTTGTTAAATCTGCCATTTTAATAGGCTCCTTTCTTTAATTTAAGCTTTATGCACGTAACCCTGTGCCGGGAGATAGCGGATCACCGCCTTTCTACTCTTCTTTTCCAGCTTGCTTAATAAGTTGATTTACATAATTACTTAATCCGGCAACGATAATGCCTTGTGTAATTGCGGTAAACAATGCCATTGCAAGTTCCTGTGAACCGGAAACTTTAGATGTTGCAAAAACATAAAGACCGCAAATTAACACGCCGAGAATCCCTAAAATCATCGGAATAAATTTGTCAGAAATACTCTCTGATTTTTTAATCATTGCTCCGATGAAATAAAGAAATACAACGACAACAAGTAATTCCGGCTTTACATAGCTTAAAATCTGATCCATAATCTCACCTCGCTTTCGTTTTAGGCATAAAAAAAGAACGTCTATGCGTTCATTGGGTTTAAAGTAATTTTCCTGTATATATTCGGCTGTATCGGCTCACAAGCTTTTTGATTCCACTGTCACCAAAAAACATAGGCTCCGGTCCATATGTACGACGGAATCCCATGCTCACCATAGCTTTGTGACTTATCTTGTCCAATTCATACGCTCTGGTTAATGCTTTGCTACCAGATGTGAAACAATTTACTTGAAATGATGGCATTGTTGCGCATTCATCCCCTTCAAGGTCACCTCTCGTAATTGGATTTCCGAGCATATAAAGCTGTGCATATGCCTTTTTGCCAGAAGCATTTGTTTCGCTTCCGTCCATGGAATAATTGTCTGCGCCGGTAATCTTAGAAACAGCCGCTCCCCACCTTGAAAAAACTTCCAATACAGGAGATTCTATTGTGTCTGGCATATCTGTCACCTCACAATAAAAAATGCGCCCACTTTTAAAGTGAACGCATTACATATCTTGCTACAATTTAACACTGTAATCATAACATAATTGGTTGGTATCATTCAGTATACTTTGGTATCATCTTCAAGAAGAGAACACCTCTTTGGCGATTTTGCTGATATTCTGAATGATTTCTACGCTTGCCTTATACATTGGCATTGTAGATTCTGTACCGTAAGAACGTACCCATTCGCCAGAATCAGATACATATACCCAGGAATCGTTTTTTCCCTTTCCTTGTCCGTAAGAACCGATTGTATAACCAAATTCTTCTCCTTTTGGATGCGGACTAGAACCTGCTGCGCCATTGTAGTGAATACCTGCACCGAACTCTATAAACAAAAGGTCTATTCCTTCACATATTAAATGGGCTTCTGCATAGTCCCCAAAACTGTTAATTTTGATATAAGTATTATGGTTCTTATCGGAATCACCTTGTGCTGCTAAAATATTTTGATTAATGACTGGAATCCCTAATTCACATAATCTTTTTATGAAAATTTCATTTTTGTTCCTTAAAGATTTTTGATAATTTTTTATTTCATCAATAGCTTTTTGGATTGATTTCTGTGATAAGGTACACTTTATTGTCTTACCCATCTTCGTTTCCCTTCTTAGAAATTCCATATCTGGCAATATTGCCTTTTTTTGTATCTAAAATCTTCTTTAGTACATAATCTGGCAATACTGTAGGTTCTCCATCTTTGTTCAAAATAAGGCTTCCGTCCTTGCTTATTTGTGGGATTCTGTCTATCCAAAATATATCTGCTTCCTGTGGATGGAAATTTCGATTAAAGCTTGTAATATACCTATCATAATCTGGCACTATTCCAGCTGCAATTTCTTCTGGTGTTCCGGCTGTAGATGATACAGAAAAAGAGTATAGAACTGGTTTCTCATAAACTTTAATACGGTCTAATCCTTGTGTTTTCTCGGATATTCGTGACCAATATACTTTTTGCTTTTGACGTTTTAATCCTCTCATATTTCCTCCTTCTTAAATTTGATTGATTAACTAAAGCCCTTTTTAGTTAATTACATAAACTCAGATTCATCCATATCTTTCACTCTTTCTTCATATTCGTTGATAAGTCTACGCCATTCTTCTCTCTGTACTCTAACAGACTCGTATTCTTCATCACTCATTGCACCATCAGCATGTTTTAATGCCTTATAATCAGTGTCAGCAAGCAAACTTTTTAGAGCTACTATTTCGGATTTATAATTCATAAGATTCTCCTTTCATTATGCTGTAATTCGGAAGCAGACGGGCAGCCCCACCAAGGTGTTGGAAGCAATTTGGATGTTGACATGACCGCTGTAGTAGACACTACAGAATGTGCTGGTGTCGGCAGTGCTAGCAGAGAACAGCCACCAGCTGTTGCGGTTACCTCCGTCGTCCAGTCCTTTTACACGTCTCATATTGCAGTTGAATATCGGATACTGGACAAATCCACCTTTATCGTATGCATTATTCGCCCACACACCACATCCGTACACTTCTACTTCGGACGGAATCCAGAGCTTACCCATGTCCTCCCATCCCCAGTCATTGGGATTTGACAACACACCTGACGCGGAATATCGTTTCGGAAGTAATGCATGTTTAGTTACAATTACAGCCTTTAATTCATCCGGTAATTTAGACCAAATACCATCATTTCGATAATCAACGAGCTTAACAGGTGATGTTTTGCTTGTGCCACTCGGCACATGCCCCCTAAGGCTGTTTGCGTACAGATACAGGTCTGATGATAACCATGGGTATATAGAACCCGTTCCAGTCACTACAATATTGTTTGTACCTGTTGACGGTGCTTCGGTAAAAGTGATTGTGTGAGTGTCAATGTCGTATGTGTAGCTTGTCACCGCAGTGCCACCAATCGTAACAGACGCAATGCCAGCCATTTCATTTGTTAAGACGAATGCCGTTTTTGTACCATCACCTGACAAGTTTTCAATAGGAATTACGCCATTATTATAATTGACTGGTTGCATAGCATGCAGTGCTGGCCACAGGTCTTTACTGATGAAGTCGATGTGGTTTGGCACTGCACGGCCACCGTACATCCTATAGGTGTTGATACCGGCGACGCGTGACTCGATCCATTTATTGTCTGTGGTCTGCCAGCGGATAAAATCATTTACATGAATACCCGCAAAGTTTCCTGCCTTGATTCTGGCTTTGATCCACTGCCAGATGTCTGAGTAATTAGCGATTTCATCTTTGAATTTTTCGGCAAGATTTGTACCTTCATATAATCTGTCATTCTCTAATAGCGAAATCTCTAAATCTTCCTTTAGTGAACCAGTTTCCGTTTTCAGTGAAGCAATGTCTGTCTTGTTCTGCTCGATCTGCTGTGCCTGTTCTGTCGTGGCTCCAGGCTTGACTGGATTCTTTTCAAAATATTCCGTAACTAATCTTTGTATTACCGTCTCTGCTTCTTCTTTTGTGAGATACAGTGACATATCAATTGGAGCGCCCATAGTGTCCCAAACTACGCCGTTCCATGCCACATTCATTCCTGCTTCGCCATAGATGGATTTGGATTCGATATTGTACATGTCTCCAATGGCTGGATTTAACGGAAGCAAATCGGATGTAGAAACTGTTCCTTTATACCTAACAGGATGATTCAGTTGTGCTTCCATATCGGAAATCTGGCGTTTTAATATTGCATATACTTTTTTTGCTGTTAATGCCATATGCTTCTCCTTTACAACTTGTACCATGTGTCTGTAGGTTTGTGATACTCGTATAATTCGGACGTATCAAGGCACAGCGCCGAAGAACCACTCTGTACATAATGTGGGAGTTTTGGCACATCTTTTGAAAGCCCCTCGTAATCACGAACCATACCTTTTGCATCTGTACATACCCAACTGCCTAAATCCGGCAATTCATCACCTGGATTGTACTGAATGCCATCAAAAATAATTGTGTTTTCTGCTTTTGCCATTTACGCAATCATCCTTTCTGCCCCAATGGGAGCTACATATGTGAACTGGTTTCCTAAAATATCTCTGGCTGTGCCAATAACAAACTGTCCATAGTCTGCCAGAATATTGCATACAAATTCCTCTGCATCCACCCAATACCGTTTCTTAACCATACGATGAAGTTCTGGTAATAGACCATAGCTGAACATCACACAATGCCCTAACTCATGAATAAATACACGGTTCAGAAGTTCTCCATGCAAGTTGCTTGCAATCGAAATTATCATTGTAGAGTAATCAGATACAGCAAGTGTGCGTTTTCCTGTGCGGTCAATCAAAACATTATCATGGGGAGAAACAAAGCGAACTCTCCATAAGTACCCGTTCATATAGAATTGTTTCAGCATGGTTTCTTACCATCCTTTCTACGAAAAAAGCCCCTGCCGCATTAATTTGCGACAAGGACTTAATTCATTTATTGCTCTAGTTCATCTGCTGTACAAGTCTGGTCAGATCAGCTTTCATTGACTGTCTGAGCGTTGCATCTGCATCAGACCACATTTCCGTGAGATTACGGATAATATCAGATGTGTACTCCTTCATGGAATCATCCATTTTTCTTTTAGATTCCGTGTCTTTGGAATCATGATAGTGTCTACGATTCTCATCGTATTTATCATAGGATTCGCCATATCTGGATTTCTTCCAATTCATATTCATACCATCATTTTCCATATCACTACGATCTGGATGATATCCCATGCGGTACATATTGCGCTCAAATTCTGGATTGTTTAAATACTCATCCATCCAGTCATCATCCTGCATATACAGATACGGTCTATAGCCTTTTCTGGTTCCCCTACCTTTTGGAGCGAAACGCCCATTTGAATAGCGGTAACGGTCATATCCCATGCGTCCAAGATACTTTTCTTCCTGTTCGCATTCATCCATAGCTTCCACAATACGATAATCTTTATCAGCGCAAATCGCACATTTTACTGCTTCCATGCAGTCTTTCAAATCGTCCCAGTCTTGAGCACTAAGATTATCAAAGCCATGTGTTTTTGCTTTTTCCATAGCCCATTTTCCCATTTCCATTGCAACTTTATGCATTACAGTGCCCCCTTTCTAACAGCCTGCGTAACAGGTGCTTCTGTCGTTGGGGCTGTACCATTAATTGCTTTCAAATTGTTGCTCGGACTACAAGCCGGATTTCCTAACATCTTGAATACTCCGCCAGTTGCACTTGTAGCTACTCTGGTTGCGTACTTCGTTCTGGTTCTTATTCCACAAGCCGTAATCTGTGCACAGCAACGATTTTCTAGCGGATACAAAGTTGTTCCTGTTCCTATCTGAATCATTACCGGAGCAGTAATTGTAGTGGCTTCTGGTATACTTTGTGCAACAACAATACAATATTTCTCTCCATTGTTGTAACTGCCTTCTGGGAGTGTGATTACAAGATTACCTCCTGTAAACGCAACAGCTTGGCTTATTACAAGACGGTTGCAGAGCTTACAAACATTTTTACAACTCATATTTCTACCTCTCAATCAAAATAAGAGGTGAGCCGCAACCCACCTCTTAGAATTTAGTCAACCTCTAAGGGTGAGTTACTTAGCAACAACCGTTACCATATGTATTACATCCTGCGTATGCATATGGAGCTGGAACCTGGAATGCAGGAATCGGAGCCGGGTTGATTGCATTGATTAATCTCTGAGCCTGTGCGTACATCTCTGTTGTAAGCAATGCAGACTGGCGATCCTGGGATGCAGCACGTTTCAGATCAGAGTTCTCTGCCTGTAATGTTGCAATCTTATCGTTAGTCAGGAAATCAAGTATTGCTCTGGTGTTGCTGTTCTGATTTTCCAGAAGGTCTCTGGTGTTATTGTTCATTGTGTTCTGCAATGCACAAGTGTTGGTAGCAAGGTTGTAGTTGATACCCTGTATAGCTTCTCTGGTTTCACAGCAACAGTTTGCTAACTGAGACTGTAATGCATTGGTATTCTGCATACCGGCTACAGTATCAGCATTGATTGCCTGCTGAACGCCGTTAAAACCTTGAAGCATTCCAACGTTCACGCCGTTGAAACCGCTCTGCATGGTATTGTTAAGCGCATATGTGCTATCACAAATGCCCTGCTGAATACCTCTGATACCATTCTGAATATCATTCAGAGCAAAGCTCTCATTAATATCCGCTCTGGTTGCCCATCCTTGGAAACCTGCACCATTTGTACCGTTTCCACCATTGCCGCCCCAGCCGCCAAAGCCGCCGAAACCGCCCCAGCCGAAGATTGCGAAAATAAGGACAAGCCAAATAAGGGAAAAACCATCGCCGCCCCACATGTCGTTTGCACGGTTATTAGAGCCTGTAGCGGCTGCAATGTCGCTAAGACTATAATTCGAACCATTCATCATGTTTTTAGTCTCCTTAAATTTTATTTACAATAGGAGACATCCGCGGCTGTCGTCCCAAATTGTAGCGATTCTTAATCACCCAATTATGGGGAAGTGTTATAATCCAAGGAATTTCTGTATAATTCCATCTGGAGATAAATGCTTTTCTTCAAAAACATTCTGTTGGATTTGATGCAATTGACTTGCGTCACCTTTTTTATATAAATCCAACGCATTTTTTAATGTTGGATTATTCCCTGCAAATTTACTCATATCGTTCATCATGTTATCAACACTTCCGAACCTCTGAGTAATCATTTTCTCAAATTGCTTTTTCATCATGGCGTTTGGACTAAAATTCATCTCTGTTTACCTCCATTCTGCTTGAGTTCCGGTGTTCCCGACATTTGTGTCGGAAACATACTCTTTATTTCGGAAATCTCAGAACAAACATCGTTCCGAAGCTGATTAAACATAGCTTCTATGTCAATTGGTTTTTCTTCTGCCTTTGGTTGCTGTTGTTCTTCCGGATTTATAAGTCGATAAACAAAAATTCTACTTCTTCCATCTGCCTGTAATTGTTTTCTATATATTTCTGTTCCATCTGTTTTTGGATAATAAACAGGGTTTCCAGACATATCTACGTCTTTTGCCTTTACGGTATCAATACCATCGACCATCTGTCCTTGCAACATGGGGATTTGTGGTACTTGTGGCATTTGTTGTATTGGTTGCTGAATCTGCGCCTGCCCGTATGGCATTGCCTGCTGATAACTATTCTGTAATTGTGCTAATCTATCTTGATACGGCTGTATTTGTTGAAATGGTTGTGCAAAATACGGATTACCATACTGCATATCTCAAACCTCCCTTGTTTTTATAACTATATTTTACAATAATAAGAGGTTGATTAACACGCCATGATAACGCCATAAATACGCCATTTTCTATTAATACAAAGAAAAGCCCCGACAATACATCTGGGCAACTTTCATAATTTTCTTTTTTAATTTTCTGTTTATGCGGTCTACGGTTCTCGTGCTGTAGCCCATGATTTCTGAAGCTTCTGCAAGCGTTTTTTCTTCATAGACACGCAATCGGAATAACTCCTTTTCTCTGGAATCAAATCCAGCTTCACGCAAATAGAAGATTCTTTCATCTTCTGAAAAGTCTTTATAATCATCCATTCCACTGTCCTCCCTGTTAGTGGAATCAATATTTACACCGGGAAAATGCCTTTTAGGGCAAAGCCTAAAACAATACCAATTATGCCAGTTATGACATAAGCAATTATTTTGTCCTGTAACTTTCCTGGCTTTTCCATGAGTGATTTTAAATTGTCGTTCATTTCGTCAACTGTATCCTTAATGTGTCCCAGGTCATTGTTGTATAAAGCAATTTTCTGTTCCAAAGCATTGATACGTTCAAAAAAAACTCCATCCCTTTTGGAATGCTTTTCTTTCATCTCATGGACGGCACTTTCCAATTCTTTCAAGCGGTGTTCGTTGATACACTCGTGTTCACATCCCATCGCTATTCCTTTCCATCACTCCCATTTTTTAGATATTGCTTCTACCCACCTAATTTGAAGCACCCCTGCGATACGTGGGAGGATTGACGTATCACGCACACACCATCTTAGAATCCGATAAATGGAAAAACACCATGATTTACATATATTTCAGTTTCAGAAGTCCAATTTCTGTTTACAGAAGATTCGGAATGTGATTCTTGAAATTCAGCTCCCTGTTTCACCAGGAAGAAAAGAGCCAAATCAAATATGCAATCATAGCAGTTTTCCATATCGGAATTTATTTTCTCATCACTGTAAGATGAAGGATAATTCCTTTTCTTCTTAAATGAACGAATAGCCCTCTTTGCCGAAAGAGGAATCATCCTCGCAGTTTCTGTATCATCTTCAAGATAATTTGTCAAGTCCTCTATAAGCTGTTCGTCCATTTAATCACCTACCTTTGCTGAGATAAAATCTCTGATATTATTCCAGCCTTATTAGTTGCTGTCAGGGCATAGCCGTTGTCACTTGCAAGTTGTCTTAACTGAGATACAGTCATATTAGACAACTCGCTTTCTGTATACTTATGTGTTGATTCATCATAAACACTTGCTACAGATGGTGATTGGCTGTTTTCATCGAGACTATGCCCGGTTATTCCCCCGCCTTGGTACCGATTACGATACCGCCGTTAGCTTTCGGTACAACCGGGATGAACATTCCAGAAGCTTTCGTCCATACTGCAACTGGATCTGGCGTAGCCCACATGGACATGGTAATAAAGGAACGGTTTTGCTGCTGAATGAACTGACGGTACTCTTTTTCCTCTGGTGTTGCGCCCCAAAGTCCAGTACCAAAAGAGCCATCCTGGTTAGATTCATACAGGGTAAATACATCTTCTTTGAAATATCTACCTGTTTTAACAATGCCTTTGCTTCTGTAACGGAATTTTTCGTCACAGCGATCAATTGTAATTCCGTACTCCTGCATGAGAAGGTTCGCAAGCTCCTGTTTCGTCAGAAGACGTTTGTTTGCTGCGCCAAGAACTGCGGTCTGCATTCCGGTGTTGTTTCTCATGTTGTTAATCATTTTAAGAGAGGTAATTGCCTTATTGACAACATAGCCGCCATCTTCTGCAAGCTGAACCATTTTCTGAATATCACCCATAATATCAGAATCTGGTTTAGACCAGTCTGTAATGGTAATTTTTAATTCAGACGGAACTCCAAAATCAATAGTCATGTCCACTTTGTTTTCTTTGATAACAAGTTTTCCAGTAGACAGTGCCTGTCCTTTCATAACTTTGGTTCTGGCAAGGACGGCCTCAAAAAGGTTTGTCGCGTCATCGAATACAAAGTCTGTAAGTTCCTCATTATCTGGTACACCGTTCTCGATAGCCTGTTGTAAGCTCTCGGACTGATTGAGCTTCCTTTTAATGAGAAGTTTCTCGGTCAACACCTTTTCAAAACCAGGTCTGGAACCGATTTCCGCTTCGGTGTCAAGGGCGTGTACAAATGCGATTTCCGGAAGCCGCTGTCCGCTCATAAGTCTGTAGTATTCAGCCTTCCAGTAATCTGTTTTTACATCCGGGAAAATGGTATCAAGGATTCCAGGTCTTTTAACAGAGAAATTCTGGGAGAAATTAAATCTTTCTTCCTCGCTGATTGCTTCTAATACATTGTATGCCATTGCTTATTATCCTCCTTAAAATACAACTTCGGTTTCTTCTACAAACACAATTCCAAGTGCCTGTAATTCAGTTTTTGCAGTTGTGTCAACAGTTGCGGGAAGTCGGTCTTCTAGGACACGTCCGGCAACAATAACGGAAATTGGACGCTTCTCATCGTCTGTCATATCCACATCTTCAAACACAAGACCTTTTGCGCCGGTTGCGTTTGTTGGGTATACGGAACCTGCCTTAATAATTTTTCTGTCATTAACTGCAACTGCATTTGTCTGATCTGCTGTGTAAGTTTTGAGTACAAGTCCTACCTCAGATTCAAGGATATTCGGGGTAGATTCGTACTGCTTAATTTTCATGAAAGCCATGTTTTAAAATCTCCTTTTCTTAGAAATTAGCTGGTGCATTATCATCAGCCGGTTTTGCATCTGGGTTCATGCGTGCCGAATACTGTTTAGCGTACTCAGACGCTTTACTAGTTTTTTCCTGTTTGCCACCGCTACCACCTCCGGGATTCGGAGTATTTTCCAATGCTTCTTTCTCCCAAGCTGCTTTTGCGGTATCAAGTGCTGTTTTATTTGCTTCGGAAACTCCCTTAACAAAAGTTTCGACTTCTTTCATTGCATCTTCTGGTTTCTCATACGGTGCAGATGCGTATGCTTTAATAGCACTCGCGTATGTTTCGGTTGAAAGTCCTGCATTTGCGAACATAGAAGTAATTTCACTGGTAAGGGCTTTTTTGTTGGATTCTGCAAGCGCAGCTTTCAAATCAGCTAACTCCTTATCCACTGCTTCCTTTTCTTTCTTGCGTTCAGCTTCTAGCCGTTCTGCTTCGGTCATGTTCTGCTTTTTCAACTCTTCCAACTCTTTTTCCAGGGAATCTGCTTTTTCAGCTTTTTCCTTCAGAGAAACATTTTTGTCTTTCTCTTTCTTAGTTTCAGCAGAAATAGAATCAAGAAGCTTAGAAACCTGTTCCTCGGAAGGTTCTGCAACTCCCATACCGATAAGTGCCTGTTTTGCCTGTTCTCTTGTCATTGAAATCTCCTTTCTTCCAGTCCAATACGCTTTTTCAACACGGTTCGCTCCGCACATGGTCTGTACCCGATTTACGCTCACGGGCTGTTGCAATTTATTTGATTTTGGGTATTAAAAAAGAAGCCTTAGATTTCTCTAAAACTCCTTAAATAATCGAAATTTGGTTCATTCTTCGTTAGATGGAGAATTTGCCATTGGTTCTGTTTTGGACGGATTTTGAAACTTTCCGTCAAGTAATTGCTGTGCTTTCTGCATTTCCGCTTCCGGGTCTGCCAGTTCCGGGTAAATAGTTCCCAGATACGGTAAACTCATTTCGTAGACTTTCTGCGGATCACTGAAAAGCCCACAAGTAATCAGTGCAATAAGCGGATGAATTTTATTTTTAAACAGATAATCAAGTGCCTGTGCTTTTACAAGCATATTGTCTGTTGGGTTTCTGGTTATCTTTACATCAAAATCTCGGGTTGAGATATTAACATCATTTGATGTACCACGAATAATATTCAGAATGATTCTGGCAGATTCCTTTTCAGCTTCCTTCGTGAATGCTTCTACCAATTTTGCATCTCTCTCTGCGAAGTCCCATCCATTACGAAGGTATACGGCATTTCCTGTATCTCCTCCGCTATTGCTTTGGCGGTTTGGCATTGCTTCCACAATCAGCATATTATTGTAGATATCGTCCTTTGCAACCTGGCTCTCTGATTGATTCAGTTCAGCGGTCATCAGTTCAACATCTGACTGACAGCCATTTCCAGTATCTTTAACAGAGATAGCACCAAGTTTTACCATTTTCAAAAACTCGTTTTCATCTATCTCGCAGTTTTTAAACTTCATAAAGGCTTGCACAAACTGTTCCACGCCATTTAATCTATCAGACTGATATTTGTTGATTGCATCAAATAAGGTGATTGCAATTTCAACATCTGAAAGTCTGTCGTGATTATTCGGACATTCAACGATAGGAATACCACCAAAACCATTGATGCCGTAGTTAGTTACTTTTCCATTCTTGATTTCAAAAAACTGGTTCTTTGAATAGCACAAATAATATTGCTGTTCATCTTCATCTTTTAAAATCTGCACGGAAAGCATTGGTTTCCCATTTCTCTGTGAGTATACAATGTAACAATCACCAGGATACGGAATGAAGATTCTAAACGGTGGTAAATCTCCGTTTTTTGTCCAGTCCTCTTCTTTCAGAATAGCCTTATAGGAAGTTCCTGTTGCACTTTGGTATATTGCCCTCTGGATGTTTCTTGCATCTGCATTGGCTTCATCCAGATAATCATTCAACAAATCAACTTGCTCATTTATTTTTTTGTCTGCATTTTTCTTTTTACATACATATTGGATTGGCTCCCCACAAATCTGTCCAGCTTTAAATTTTACAGTTTCAAATGCGTGATTTTCGACCACTCTGTTATTAACTTCTGGTCGGACTATTTTGTTTCGGTATAATATCGGCTGATCGCCTTTCATATACCGATACAAGTAATCAATCAATGTTCGGTTTCTATTATGTATGCCAATTGTATCTGATACTACTTTTACTACATTTTGTGGAGTGATTCGGTCAACGCCTGTGTAGGCTACTTTTCGCCCGAACTCACCTCGGCATAAATCTACAAAATTCATTGTATTTCTCACGAGCCGAACCATCCTTTCTGCAAAATAAAAAGCACTGGATATTTTAATCCAATGCTCTACTTTATATTTTACACATATTGGTGGTATCATTCAGTATACTTTAGTATCATCTTTCAAAACCTTTTATCTTTTTTACTTCTGCTATGGCTTTTAAGTGCATTCTTTTCATATGTATTTCGGAATATCCCATCTCATCTGCGATACGAACCAAAGATTTGTACTCAACATAATGCTTAAATAGTATGTTGTATAGCAACGGGTCTTCAACCTGTTCTATGGTTCGGACTATTTCCTGTTTTTTTTGTAAAAATTCGGATATCATTTTTGAAATCTCTTCTCGCAGATCAAATATCTTTGCAACCATATCTCCCATTGGATCACGTTTTACAGAAGTTTGTACCTTTTCTCCAACAGGAATTGCAGATACACTTGTGGAAAGAGAACTGAGCTGTTCTTCTTCGATAAGCTTATTTTTGATTCTGTTATCATAATTTTCAATCTGGCGTAAATATTGAGCTGTAGTCATCATACTCTATCTCCTTCCCCAAAGTGGATTCTGTGTTGCTGTTGCGGTTCCAACTCCGCTTCCATTTTTTAAGAATACTGCTAAGCTAGCGAGTGAATCTGGTGCGTCATCGTGCTTATTTTTTCCTGTCATTGTGAATGAATAGACATTATTCATAAATTTTCTATACTCTGCATTTTGATATCCAGTATCAAGAAAATAAAATTTTCTAATGTTTTCAGCATTATCCCAAATTCTCTGTTCTTTTCTAACTGCTGATTTAGGTGCGTGTCCACCATTATTCAAAATCATTTGTTGAGCATATTTAGAAGTAAGATTAGTTTGATACCCTTGCTCCTTCAACTTTCCTTCTACTTCATCTTTATACCCTTCGCCGCCTGCATTGGCTTCAAAAAAAGCATTCGTAACTTTATTATTGACAATTGCTGATACAACTTTTGGCATAGTAAATTTCTTTTCAGAGTTATCAAATACTACTTCGTGTATATATACGGAACCATCTTCATATACATATGCTACTGGCATTGCAAGGTAATCACTACCACCAAGAGCCACGTCGCAAGCCGAAACTACTTTCAATGGTTCTTCATCTGGCAGTTGTCCATTATAAAAATTCATATGTTGCGCATTAAATAAAGCGCCATCTCTTTCAATAGGTTCCTGCTGATATTGGGCTAACCATCCTGCCATATCATCGTTTTCTTCAAATTTAGAACGAATAGTACGATAATATTTTGTACTGAATCCAACTCCGTAATCGTAGTCAAAATTGCTCTCATCAGTTTCCGGGTCAAGAGCTGGAATTTTAAGAACATCATATCTAATGTGTTTTGCCTCTGGATTATTTTGAAGAAATGATAGTCTGTCCATATACAAATCATGCAATGACCAGATAGTACCATTTAGAATCAATTTACATTGTTCTTTCTTTCTCGACATTACATTGTTGTCAAACACAATTTGCTTTCTTCTTAGAATATCTGGATTTAATACATCTTGAATACCTTCCAGGATATCATCGAGAATCAGCCAACCATATGCGTCATACTCACCGTTCAAACCAGATTCCAAACCTTTTCCAGATAATGTCGCATATTTTTTCTTTCTTTCAAGGTCTACTTTGTGGTTCTTTGCATCCGTTCTGGCTATTTTTGAATGAAATACATCTTCATGACAATATGTGGGGTCAGTCCATATTTCCATAACTCCATCTAGGAATGCGCCGCCAAGTCCTTCTTTATATGTAACATAGAGGTTGCTTATCTCTGAATTTCTTGCACAATGCCATGCGGTTCCAACAGTAATAATTTGCGATTTACCAGTTCTGGCTGGCTGATGCAGAAACAATTCGTCAAGTTCATCTTCTTCAAGTGCTTGTAATTTATCTACTACTTTTTTCAATGTTCTGCGTCTTGGTAAATAGAACCGTTCTTCTGGTTTTCTATCTTTTTCTATATACATGGCATATGAATCAAGCAAATGTGGTGATTCCAATAATAAATACTGCCAGTAGATATCGTCAAAGTCACCACTACCAGTTAATGCAGCACACTTCTCTGCTATGTTATGTGAGTATTGACTTACTTTCATAGCCATTTTCCGTGCTTCTTGGTTCTTGTCGAAAGGAAGGTCAATATTCATATTTAAGAGCAAATCAAGGCAATCTTTTTGATTTTGATAGATTGTCATGTCCCCATTGATAATCTGATTTAGGACTGTCCGATACCATTCAAGCGAACCTTCTGTAATTTTTTCCATAAAAATAGAGCCAGACTTCCTTTCTTTTTAGGATTTAGTCTGGCTCTCATGTGGCTCTCTTGACTGGTTTACTTATTTATTTCCGTAAAAATATTTTCAATTACTTTCCACTCTGCGAATACTGCCATAAACAGTAATGGTACTGCCGAAAATCCCCAATGATTTTCAATCATCATTTGAATTGTGCCTATCAAATAATCTGCTACCCATTTGAATATTATGAAATTCGCAATTATCCAACATATTTTTCTGATTTTGTTCATTTGGTCACGCTTTCTTGACGGGCCATTCAAAGCCAAAATCTGAACGTTTGATTTTGCATTGTGGGCTTCCGTCCTTCCAGAAAACTAATCCCTCTATCTCGTGTTCGGAAAGATATTTCTTGATTCCATAAAATGTACGCTCGACTTCAACGATATTGTTGCCATGTCTTACTAAAGAATCATCATCGTCATAATATGGATTGCCTTGAAAATGATTTCCGACAGCTTCATATGTGCCATCTGGTAATTTACAACCTTGATTTGTCCACATTGAAGTTACATAATACGCTTCTACAAACCACTTATCAGCCGGATTTTTCTCATCAACCTTTACCCATCCCGGCCAATGACCTGTAATTGTGTCTGGTTCACAACAAGGGATAAATCCTTCTGGCGGTGTTTTTCCTTTCTTGCAGTCGTATCGTTTATAATACTGTCCGTCAATTACGGCACAACAAACGCCATCATATTTCACTGTTGCAATCCCTTCTCCTTCAAGTACCCATTCCATACCCGGATGCACTTTTGGAAGGATTTTTATAACATTATGGTCTTTAAATTCTCGCTCAAACAATGTTGGTATCTTTTTCATTCGACATATCCTCCTACAAATAAGTCGCAAATTTTATCAAGTTGCATTTCTTTTATTTCGAATTCAACCTCTTCCCTGCTGTCGATATTACGATAACACGGTTTTTCTTTCATTTCTTTTCGGTAGAATTCTTCCTCTTTCTGATTTTTGACTTTCTCTGCCATTTCCTTTGAAGTAAACACTCCAAATAAATGAAATTCTGAACCATATTGTTCAAAATGGACATCTCCGTAAACCAGATATACTTTCATAAATTCACCTCACTGAAATCCCTAACTGTTTGTAAGTAAATACGGCAGTGTACTTCTTCCCGCATTTGTAGCAAGTTTCTGTGATTGTACAGGTCTTTTCTTTATCGTTACATTTTGATTCTGTATCACAGCTTTTGAACTTGCATCCACCTGTCAGAATACATTTAATCCGTTTTGCGTTCATCTTGTTCTCCTTGCAAAACTTTTCTGATGCAATCCTCAACAAGTATAAAGTCTTTATATGACATACGCATCTCGCAATTATAAAAATGCTTTCCAATTTCATTTACAATTAATTTATAAATTCTAAACTTGGTTTCTTCCGAAAGTTCGTCCAGTTCCACAGGTTTAGTCTTTTGAAGTTCTTCCGCATCGCTGGCAACTGTTTTAATAACATCTTCATCAGGCACTTTTATAGAATCAATAGTTCTAACAATGTACGGAGTGTTTTCTGAACGCGATATAACCTTGCGCCATTCAGCAACAGTTCTTTCACCTGCGTCTTTCTGAATGAAAGTGTTCAAAGTGTTTCCCCTATAACATTTTATCACTGCATCATCATTTTTTATTTTTACTGAATATTCATTTTGGAATTCAAACGCAATGTACTCAGTATAAAATTTTAAAACGGTCTTTGTAATTGGCGGATAAGATATAAGAAGAATTTCCTCGATATCAATCTGCGCATATGTTTCTATTCCAAGTTCGATGATCTCAATCGGAATCCTTTTAACCACAATTCTCATACATTCACCTCAAACTCTTTCTTGCAGTTACTTCCCTTGCACTTCAATTTAAGATGCTGAATCTTTGTCTCTGGGCTAATCAGAAGCGCTTTCTTCTGACAAAAAGGGCAACAGGCGTATTTCGTTTCGTTAATATTCCGTATCAATGCCTGTCCATTCCACGGTTCGGGTTGGTTCATGTATTCAGAAAAATCTATTCCTTCGGATTCTAATGCTGACTTAATACTCATTTATTTTTTCTTACTCCTTTTCGCCCTGAAACTCTACGTTCCTTTGGTTCCCCGTGCATCTTTTTTCCGTTGTTTGTTAGGTATATTCCGTATCTCATCAATGCTCTGGTGCTTCCAGTGTTGCTCAACCAAGCGCACATAAATGTTTCAAAAGACATATTACTTGGCATATCAACTTATTCTCCCATTCTTCTCCCGATTTCGTAACAATCTGATATATATGATCTATGTACAAATTCCAGCCTCTTAATGGCTCTTCTTATTGCTTCTGTCATTTTCTCATCATAATACGTGTTCCTGATTTTTAACTTGTTTTCATGTGTGTTAATACTTATCGAATCTTCTAACAACGGATAGTTTTCGCCTAAGAATACAGGCATATCTCCAAAGCCGCTCTGCGAAAGATCATCGAGTATATTTACTAATTTTCTAACAGTAATTTGGTTTTTCATAACATTATCCCACCCCATGAATCTTTCTCAGATTCGCATATCGGTCAACTATGACATCCAATGCGGCCTGAAGCTGATTGATTGTAATGCAATCATCCTGGTGCTGTCTGCGACATTTTGCGATTTCTACAGATTCATCATAAAGTGGCGTATCTGCATTTTCACGCACCTGCCTTTTTAAGTTATTGTTGTAATCGCACATTTTATCAAGTTTAGCCTGAAGCTCATTGATTTTCTTATTTTTGCTCAGAATTTCATGTTGCTTTGCTTCGCTCTCATCAGCCAGACGAACAACAACTTCTTTCAGCTGATCTACTGTCCAATTTTTCAATTCTTCAATTCTCATGGCATTCTCCTCAAATCTTAGTAAATGTTTCCATATCGTAGTTGTCACGGATATAATCTACGCATTCAGACAACTTTTCTTTTAAAAACGGGTCGTTTGCAATGTCTGGATGCATTGAATATAGTGTGCAACTATCTTTTTTACCGTATTTCTGAAATTTCTTCCAGTCAAATGTCATTACGAACAACGGAATTGCTTTGAGATTTTTGGTCTTGTATCTTATGTAGAGATTGAATATCTTTTTGAGCACGAATACTCCCCCTATCTGGTCGAACTTAAAATAATTTTGTTCTTACATTGCGGGCAAATAATGTATTTTTGCTTGTACCCAAATCCAGATGGCATATTTGTAACAAAATGCTTCTCTATGTTTTCTTCTTTCACGTCTTTGGATTCGTCATAGCTCAATACTGCGCCGCATTTATCACAACTTGCTTCTTTTAATGTACCAGGTTTCAAAATCTTAATCATTTCTCTCTTTCCTCCCTGTGCTTCATCTGGCACTCAATCATCTTTGCTACATTTTCACGTTCCTGCTTTATTCCATGTCCTTGACGGAACAATTCACATTCAAGGATATTTCCGCATCTGGAACATTCGTCTTTGATTTCTTTGCCTGCTATTTGCATTTTAAATTTTTCTCCCATATGCTACGATTTTCCGTATACGGAACAATATCATGATTTAGCGCATGTACAAGCTGTTCCATGTCGATTTCTTTTGCATTAATAGCTAATTTGGTTTCTATTCTTGAAAATTCATTTGACAGAATTTTGATTCTTGGTATTTGCGTTTCAAAAGGCTTACTACTAAGTAAAAACGCTTCTGCCGGATATGATTGGCTGTCCCATGTATAATTAAATAAAGTGATTGTTTCGACAATGTAATTGTTTGTTTCTAATGTCATAACATTGCGATTTAATATCGCATTCGTAGAACCAAATAATCTACTTTTTAATGTATGCAAAAACCACTCGGAATCCTCATGGTTTACGGCTATATATAATATTCCGGTTTTTTCTTTCAACGTTCATCCTCCTGCTTTTAAATTTAAAAAAATCCAGTGTGCCGACTTGAACGGCATAAACCTCCCAACGAGAAACACTGGAACTTTAAGGGGGAAAATGCAACTTCTGGCAATGGCAATTTGCCAGATAGAAACAACAGGAATCGAACCTGTGTCACATGATATTCAATATCATTGCTCTACCACTGAGCTATGTTTCATATCCCGCCTATAACGGTCAATCACTCCAACAAAAGAGCAATTGGGTTGAGTTCCACATTCATAGAAAGAAGGTGTATTGAAAATTTGTTTTAATCCGCTGAACACTAGACGGATTAATTGCAGGAGACGGATTCGAACCGCCGTTTCCATGGATATGAGCCATGTGAGATTCCGCTTCTCTATCCTGCTATGTACATGTTTGGAAGAACCATTTCAGCACGTTCACTTATTGACTACTAGAGGAAGTCACTATATCACCGATAAACAGTACGTATTCGGAACTCGGTTATACATTCCTACGCACTGCTCTGTGCTTTTCCTACCACCAAACTTTCAGTCTCCAAACAATCGGAAAGGATGGATTCGAACCATCAAGACCTAGTCGACTAGCCCGTTCCCAGTTACTTGCACTTTCCGAATAACCCGGTTCTTCCGGGTTAGCAATAGGTTTATCGTGTTATGCTTTCCACTATCTACAAGTTTTAGTGCTGTAGATTCACTGGATATTTTTATGCGTCTTTGGGCAGCATCTCTTGAAAACTTCTTTTATTAACGTGCGCTGCGTTAATATTTTTAACTCCGAGATATACCAGCTGGGAAATCAGATCCATTTAGGCTACGCCGTATCGCACCTAAATTTATCTAATCCGCACACTCAACTGGAAGTTTTTTCCACCCATATTACGGATGAATGGCATTTAGAAGAAATGGAAACTCTGGGATTCGAACCCAGGACTTACGGCTTATGAGGCCGTTGCTCTTACCGCTGAACTAAGCTTCCTGAGATACCAGTTGGCAATACTGGTAACCAAACTGGCACTGTTACAGTTCTTAACCACCAACTATAACAAAGGTTTTCTGAAATACTCCTGATACTTCAGATACTCCTTCCGGTATATTTGAAGTCCCTTTAATCAGTCTCAGTTAGGCTAGAAGGCTAGAGGTGTTTCTTATGAAAAAAAGAACATTTTTGCAGCATATTAACTACTGCGAACGGGGCTAGTCGGATTCGAACCGACAAATAAAGGTGAATGTTACTGGGGCTATCAGATTTGAACTGATGAAAATGTCGGTGTCAAAGACCGATGCGTTAAGCCGCTTCGCCAAGCCCCAATAATTTTGCTTCAATTGTACAACTTATGATTTTGAACATTCGAAATTGTGGTTTTGGAAACATTAAACATACAAGCCAATTCTCTTGAACTTATTACTCCTTTATTTTTTCTTATGTATTCAACATCATTTTTTGTAAGTTTTCGATTATTATAAAAGTCCGTTGTTTCACTTACTTTTTCCCAGTGATACCGAATGTTCATTTTGGGGTCTGTCCATTCAAGATTTTCGCGACAGCAATTCAATCTGTTTTCATCTTTATGATGAACAATTGGATGCTTTTGTGGGTTCGGAATAAATGTTTCTGCAACAGCCTTATGTACTCTAATTGATTTTACCCTTCCATTCTTTCCCATTGGCAATGTTATATGGTAATATCCATCTTTAAAAATTGATTTTTTCAACACTCTTTTTGTTTTTATATTCAATACATTGCCGTTTTCATCAATAAGAAAATTTGAATACACTTTGCCATCATATATTAATTTTTTCATCATATACTTACCTTATGCCTTACCATTTGGCGATAGCCCATTACCCCCTGGCGCACCATTAATCCAGGGGTGTGATATATAAAGTCCGGCGATTTCAACCTATAAAGATTGTTATTCGCTACTCTGGATGCCTCGACTTATCGCTTTCGTAGGCATTCCCGAGCCTACATGGATTAAGTCGAAGCGGCGCTTTTATGAATTTAACCCTTTCGATTAACTCGATTGGGATAATTCCAATTGGAATTGGTAAATACATTTGTCACCTCGTAATCAAAAAAATATTCAGTACAAACAGGGCTTCCATTAGAAAATAAAACAGAGCTTGCAAGCAATTAATTTTTCTTTCATCAAGCATTGCCAGTACACCTGCAATAACAATTACAAAAAACATGAGATTTGATGCAACTCCAATAACATCAAGTGCATTCATTGTCTTTTTCCTCCCCGATTAAGAAGTCCAGAATTTTTTCTGCAATCTCTTCCTCTGGCTCAAATGGCATTCCGCAGTAATTGTAGGATTCTAAAGCCGATTTTAGGCTTGATTTGAAGCCATTGTAAATTTCTCCATGTTGTAGCAGTTCGTGCCTTAAAACTGAAATTGCATCAGTAATTGATTGAGAAGTGACACTAATTTGTGCCAAGCACTCCATTTCAATGTCTGGAACAGCCATCATTTCAAAATCAAATACTGGAATTTCATCTACTGCGGTATGAAAATTTATTGATCTTACTTTCGGAACTTCATTCCCATCAATGAAACATTTCATTCCAAGCCAGTCATAGGGGTTTGGGTTTGTGATTTTCACTAAAGGCATCTTCGTACCCCTTTCTTTTAGTTTCACAGTAGAGAAGAAGGTGTTTCGCAATCTCTTCTAACTGTAGAATGTTATATTTTGGAATTTCCCATGTTTTCTGCTCCAATAATGGAGACAGTGGAATTATCTCAGTTGGTAGTTCGTTAGTTACTGTGGCATTGATAAGCATAGACGCTACATCAATGGGTGATTCGGGAAGATTAACATTAACTGTACCAGCCATCTGCTCCCATTTTCCATTCACCATTAAAAAGCACTTCCCGTCTTGCGCCTTAACTGTCCCATCTGGGAAATTTTCTTCGTTGTTGCGAGTATTGTAATCTTTCATCCCTCTTCTACCTCCCCGAAATATTTCTTGTAAAGCTTATGGCTGCAATACCACAGATGTTGCATCACAAAAATTTTATCAATACATTCCAGACCATAATACGTCAATCTGTACTCGGCGGTTCTGTCTCCGTTTTTATCAGCACTATAGCCAGCTAATTCATATTTTGATTTTGCGCCAAACCATCTGCCATTCTTTGTAACAAACAAAGAAAGATTCCCATATTCACAAACATATGTGGCGGTTTGAGTATCATACAATCTGCCATCAGCTAATATTGCATTTGCGTGAATTGGCTTCACCAGTTTCCGAATTGCCGGGGATTCCTGTCCGACATTTTCATAATCATGTCTGATTTCAGAAACACCTTTTTTATTTTTTGAGAAAAATTTAAGCACGTCTTTTCCTCCCGAAATATTCATCAACTGCCTGTCTCACAATATCCGATACGCTCCTGCCTGTTCGGTTCTTCTCTTCCAGGAGCCTTTTTTTCTGTTTTTCGGAAAATCGGATGCGGATGGATTCGGATTGATAAGTTTTATTCCTCATCATAAATTTTCCTCAGTTCCTTCAGCTTCTTGTTTGATGTTTCAGCACTATACGAAAGAATTTTTAATGCCATATCGCTTACCATTTTCTCTTCTAATGGAACATCTCTTTTGCTTTTTATAACAGGACAATTGATAACTGAAATATTTGCTCCAATTTCACTTGTGATGCTTCTCCATTGTTCAAGGATTTCTTCCTGCTCATCTCCAAGCTCTTCAATAGACCAAATAAATATTTCGTCGGAATTAGACAGAATCGACAGCATTTTACGGTATTCTTCTTTACTGTTTTCGGAATCTGCGTAAATCTTAAATATTCCTTCAATGTGCAAAATCTCACGTCTAATGTCAATGTCAACTCCAAATCTTATTTCTCTTACATATCCAATTTTCATTTCATATACCTGCCTTTCTGATATGCCTTATTTTTAGTATGTCAGAGAAACAGTTAAGGCTTACTGCTTGTCGTGTTCGAATCACTATCCCTGCCATGTTAAGGAGAGCTTTTTTGTTTTTTCGGGCGGTTTCGGTGGTAACTACCGCTGACTGGGGTTTTATATATACCCCCTCCCGGTCATCCAGTGCGGACCAGGCAAGTCAGCCCGCCGCCCCATGGGACCCGCTGCCCTTGCCTGGTCGCTGTTTGTCGTAGGCCTTCGGCAGTGACCAAGGAGAATTTACCGAACGTATTTTCTCGAACATATGTATCTATACGATAAACACTTGTTTTTTCTATAGATGCCTTTAAAAATCTATACATCATGTACAAATATAATCGTCATTATTGTGCATATTGTATGGTTTCATGCGTTTACTGCCTTTTGTCCGTCACTCATGTACATTTTTACCGATTCTGTACTCTCCAAGGCTTTAAAGCTCCGGCTTTTCCATCTCTGGAAGCTCCAGTGCTGCTTTGTGCTTCTCCGCGATCTGCTGGGCTGTCTGCTGGGGTACTCCGTATTGCTGCGCGGCTTGTACTGGTGCAGTTTCTGCCATGCCATAGGCGGCTTTTGCAACAAATATCAAATTCGCATTTGTTCCGGTCTGATTATGTAATCTATTGATTGCGCAGTTTTTGCAAATATCAAACCATTTTTTAGCCGTGTCACCATGTGACGAGTTTGTTCTATACACTCCATTCATCCAGTCAGTAAACGTTGTACGATTAATCCCAACTAAAAAGCTAAATACTTCTAGGGTTGGTAATACATGATATTTACTGCATAATCTCACATAAGTATTAAACATTTTATCTAATAGCTCTATATTGTCATTACTTGGCTTTTGTATATGATCTGCAATATAAAAAATCATATCTACAAAGCTGTCTGATACTTCTTTCTTATAGTTTTCGTTATCTGGTGATATACATAATACAGTATTTATATATTCATCAGCATATATATTAATATTATCTAAATAGATATCTACGTCTTGTACATTTACTGTATTATCTTTCATGTTATCACCTCACTTTAACACGTTAATTCACAAATAAAAAAAGAGAATGTCACCAGGTAAAGCTTATTCCCGGAAAACTTCCGGGTGTTCGGGTACATTCTCTAAAACTTAAAATAAAATATTCTGTTTTCTTTGTTGCTGATACCTTAACACAGTTTTTAATATCTTGTCAAATTTAATTTTGCATAAAATAAAACCCTTTATTTTGTCAGTAATTAATAAATAATATTTGTGATATTATATTATAATCTTCATTTATATTTATATTATATATATTATTATACGGTACTGTATAGCATATCTTTTAATAAACTCTAGTCTTAAGAATCTATGGAGGGGTAAAAGATATATTATATATAATATATTTAAACATAATAAAAGCCAGACCTTACCGAGCTTCAATACCTGGCTGATCTGGCTTGTTAACTGCTACTTTATTCTGTTCAGGTGCAAACGATTTCACAATAACCACCCCTCCATGAGTTCCCGCGACCATCGTTGGTAATAACGTTACTGTAAGTTTTTCAGAAAGTCAAGACCAAAAATAAAAAATATTTTTCT